CCATCATGGACCGCATCAGCGCGCTGGGCGTGGCGCTGTCGCTGGACGATTTCGGCACGGGCTATTCGAGCCTGTCGTACCTGAAGCGCTTCCCGATCGACACGCTGAAGATCGACCGCTCCTTCACCACGGGCATCCCGCTGGACCCGAGCGACTGCGCGATCGCGAGCACCATCATCGGCATGGGCCGCAAGCTGGGCCACCGCGTGATCGCGGAAGGCGTCGAGACGCTGGAACAGCTGGAATTCCTGCGCCAGGCAGGATGCGACGAAGTGCAGGGCTATCTGTACGGGAAGCCGCTGCCGGCGTACGAGTTCGAGAAAAGCTTGCGGGAAAACTGGATGCTGATGGGGCTTGGGGAGGCCGAGTCGGCCATGCGGTCGATGGTGTGGTCGCTCAAGTAGATGCTGCTGCCCTGGGGGCAATGATTTATGTATAATGCCGGTTCCCCAAGGAAGCGTGGCCGAGTGGTTGAAGGCAGCAGTCTTGAAAACTGCCGACGGGGGAACCCGTTCGTGAGTTCGAATCTCACCGCTTCCGCCAATGCAGCTCATCAAGCCCTTGAAGCACAAGGGCTTTTTTGTTTATCTATCCCGCCCTGTCGTCGCTGAATATTGCGTCTCCGCTCTCCACAGTTTGCAACTTGCGGAAATGGTTTCCGCAACCCCTTGTTGAGTGTACAATATATGTTCATTAAGGAAACTTCTTGGCGGCAATCCCGCTAGCCCTCTTGAGCGAAAACATGCCGGACGACCACATCAACCGAACTGAAGCCGTACTTGACCTTCTTGCAGACGCAACGAGCTTGGAGGTTGTCAGCGACTTTTTGCGCAAGAAGAACTTGCGTCACAGTGCCGGAAGCTGGAAGGAAATGCGCGAGAAGCGGCTGCAGGTCTACCTGGACGACTTCAGTATTTCGTTGGACGAGCTTGTCCAACTGGTGAGTTCGGCAGAGGAAAGTGGCGACCAGCACGTGTTCTTATTTCAGGGCAATGCTGATCTCGCTGTTCAGATGATGGACCGTGATGCCACTTATGCAAGACTGCGTGCTGCTGGGCTCGAGAATTTGATCGACGGGCCGGATATGGACCGTACTCCAGCGACACCAACGATTGTTGAGGTGCGTTGGGAAGCGGCCGATCTTGATCTGAACATGGTGATCAAGGTCGCTGAGGTCCGGACGAAACGTATTCTTGAGCGCGAGCGCACGATTAACGGGAAGTACGTTAAGATCTACTCTGACAAGAAGGTTCGCGCCGTCAACGTAGCTAAGTTGCATCGGAGCGGTCTTCTTGAATTGCGTATTCAGTCACACGACAATTCTAATAAGTACGATGGTGACTTGACTCGTTTCATGCGAATTATCAATTCGTTTATTCCGAGTGCACGCTTTACTGAGATATCGCTGTCGAAGGCGAAAGATACGATGTGGGAGAAGCGTGAGGAGCTCCGTGAGTTAATCAGATATACCGACGCATCGGTGATTGACGAGCAGGGTAATCGTATTCAAGCAGCTACTGGATCGGATAAGAGTAACCTTTCGGACAGTGCTGCGGGTAAAAGCGTGGACTTTGTATTGAGGGAAGATGCAAACGCGTATTGTTCGGACTCGAACATCTGGTTTTTGAAATCCGATAAATTGCCGAATCAAGTCCACGTGTTGTTAAACGGTGCTTCGAATGAATTTGCGATCCCAAGAAAGTGTTCGGCAGCGGATTACAACTATGTCCTCTCCCAAATTCGACACTTTAATCGATGAGTTTCCAGAAGAGGTAGACGCTGTTAAGCGTCTGCTCGAACTCGTTCGTGATGGGCAAGCGCGCCCTGGGCGTAAAGAATATCGGGCAAACCGTCTCTATGATGTGCTGCAGCCATCGAATTATAGAGTGCTCGTGCAAATGCTCAGCAGTGCGGCCGAGAAAGGTCTGTTGGAACGTTCTTTCCGTGTTTTGTCCGGCAATGGAACGGGTATCGGGGACTTTGATTCTGTTTCGGAAATTCCACTTGAGTTGTATGACAGTCGTATTGGTAAGAATGTTGAGGTGTCGCTGGACGACGTCGAATTGATCTTCGTGATCAAGCCGTAATAGGCTAGTACCGCACATGAAGTCATCCAGTTTGAGAGAACTGCAGCACCGACTGCAGACGTTCGACGATCCACTCGAGCGCCGTATTGCCGAAGAGTCGTTTTTTCTTGCCGCAGCAGAGTTGCCGCAGCGTAAGCATATTGTGGTCCTGTTGCATGGGATGAATACGAATGCCGAATGGCAAGAAGCGATGGCTGAAGCTATCCGTAACTCATCACATATCGAACCGCTTGTTGTGGGATACGGTAACTTTAATCCAGTAAAGTTTTTTATCCCCTATATATTTCGGCGAGGCAGGATAGCTAAAGTTGTAACGGATTTAAGAAGTATCCAAAAACGCAATCCGGAAGCTGATATTTCAATCGTAGCTCATAGTTTCGGAACCTATATCGTATCGAAAGTTTTGAGTGCTTGTTCTGATATTAAATTCCATCGAATTTTGCTGTGCGGGGCTATTGTTGGTACAGACTACGATTGGGATGCCGTTTCAGCGCAATTTAGAGAGCCTGTGATTAATGATATCGGTCGAAAGGACATTTGGCCGAGTATGGCGAAATCGTGGTCTTGGGGCTTCGGTGATAGCGGTTGTATCGGGTTTCAAAACAGCTTGGTACGTGATCGCCATTTCACTTTTGGGCATAGCGACTTTCTGAACGAAAAGCACATGCGGAAATATTGGCTGCCGTATCTGCTTGACGGGCGAGTTGTATCCTCACGTTATACAAAGCTTCGTAAGACTATGGGAATCAAAGAACGCGCGCTGCGCGCGTTCTCTTGGAGGTATCTCTTTTTGTTAGCTGCGATTATCTGGGCAGCTCATCGATGGATTACGCCATTGGCGCTTTCGGTCTTTGCGAAAGGGACGTTGATTTTGTCTGGGTGGTGGCACACTATTTGGTAGGTTTCACGACTTCGCCAACCCTGCGGTAAACCTTTTGCGTGATCTGCTTGTCCGTATGGCCCAGCAGCTTGCTCGCGTCTTCTAGGCTGGTGATTTCGCTGGCTGCTTTCGGGCGGATATCGCGGAACTGGAACGCCTTGATGCGCTCGGCCAGCTCGGCCTTGCCCGCCTTCTTGGCTTCGCCGCCCGCAGCCGTGCGTGCGGCCTCGAACCTGTCGCGCAACATCTTCATCGTGAGCGGCTGGCCGCCTTCCGTGCACACGAGTTCCCCGCTCATCGATTTCACCTGGCGCGCGAGCAGGCGCTCTACACAGGCCCCGAGCTCCGTAGGCGAGTCGTCGATTTTGAGTCGTATACGCAGGGCATGGCGCGTCTTGTTCTGCCGCACGTGCAGCTCGTCGTTGCGGATGTCATTCCGGCTCATCTTCAGCACGTCGGCCGGCCGCTGCCCCGACAGATAGCTCAGGTCCATCGCGTCGCGGAGAGCGTCGCTTCCGGCCTTGTAGACCGCATCCCACACATCCGCTTCCGCGTAATAGTCGCGCGGCGTTTCCTTGTTCTTGCGGACGCCGCGGCACGGATTATCGCGCTGCGTGAATCCCCATTCGCGTGCCATGTTGAAGACGTGCGAGAGCAGGGCGATCTCGCGGTTCGCCCGGACGGGAGCCGACCTGGCGTCGCGGTAGCGCGCGACGTCCTGCGGTCGGATGGCGTCGATCGGTGCACTGTCGAACACGGGACGCAGCTGCGCCAGGCACAGCATGTTTTCGCGCTGGGTCGACGGCTTTTTCTTCGGCAGGATGTCCCGCGTGTACTGGTCGAACGCGTACCTCATGAGCGACGCGTCCGGTGGGGCCTCAACGCACTCGAGCTCGGCCCATTTCCTTTTCGCGGCAGCGAGTTCGGTGCCGAGCGGGATCTCAACGCGTTTGCCGTCCGGATCCCGGCCGTTGTAGTAGTACCCGGTCCACGTCTTGCCTGACTTGAGCGTTCTTGTCCGCGCGAGCATGCGCGGCGGCAGTTTCCTGCCGCTGGTTTTCGGTCGCATTCTTTACCTGTTATCGAACCTTGGAAAAATCGGGCTGCCAGCCGGTAGCTTCGGGCGCGGCCAGCAGGGCAGGGTTGATGCCGGCCAGCTTCAGGCGCGCGTACAAGCGGCCGACCTTCGGCTCGCCCGCGCGGTTCCGGATGAAGATCCAGCCATTCTGCGACAGCCACTCTATCTGGTCGCCCTTGCGGCTGCAGCCGGAAATTTCGGTGACCTCGTCCGCGCTCAACGTTTCCGATGGCAAGGGCAGTTCGAACATTGCACTCATCGTTCTCTCCTATTTCGCGTGATCGTTGGCCTGCAGCTTCTTCACGTCGGGCCGCGCGCGGCGCTGCATGTGCCGGCGCGCGACCGCCTTCAGGACTACCTGAAGGGTCGGGTTCTTGAGCATGTCGTCGAGCGAGGAGGTCACGCGCAGCATGCGGTGCGCGATCTCCAGCGCTGCGCGGTCGGGTTCGGCGCGGACCATGTCAGGCTCCGTCGGCGGCCTGGCGCGGCGCTTCGATGCCGAGCACGCGGTTGAGGGCGCATTCGATCGCGGCGTCGCCCTGGGCGGTCATCAGGCCGCACAGGCGGGCGGCGAACATGCGCGCGCGCTCGTTGAGGTCGTCCGGGCAGTCGCGCACGGCGCCGTCGGCGGAGCGCAGCATGACGTCGCGGATCTGCTTAGCGGTCGCCACGGCCGGTCTCCGGTTGCTCGTTGGCGGGGCTCTGGCCCTGTGCGGGTGCCGCGGTGTCGCGAGGCTGGTCGGCGGCCGGCGCCGGGGCTTCGTCCGGGCCGCGCAGGCGGATAGAGAAGTCCATCAGCGCGCTCCCGCGACGACGGTGATGCCGCACGGCTGGTCGCCCAGCAGCTGGGCCGTCAGCTCGGCGGCTTCGGCGCTGGTGCGGGCGAGCGTGCTGAACGTGATGCAGACGGTGGCGGTGCGCGCTGTGATGAGGAAGGGGCGCATGGTCAGATGCTCCCCAACTGGAATAGCACGATGCCGATGACGACCACGGCGGCCAAGGCCGTGATGCCGTCGACGATCAGGTCATGCTGGGTGTAGCGCGTGGCAGCGATCAGCTTGGCGTGCTCGGCGTCGTGGGTATGGCGGGCTTCCATCGGGTTCTCCTGAGAACTGTGTCGATGGGATCAACTATACACGAATGAATAAACAATGCAATACGTGAATGGATAGTGTTGTTGCGTTTAGCCTGCCTGTGGATCCGACATATGCAAATAAAAAGGCCCGCTCTGGGCGGGCCGATAGGGTGGAGCGAGCAGCGTCTACAGCGCTTTGGCTACAGATTTCATGTTGTAGAGATCTTTACCTGCACAGTTCTCGTCCCAGGGTGTAGCTTCCCGATGAAGCGCGCCTTTTACGAATGAGACCTTTTCAAGGTTGACGCCCCCGAATCCATTTCGTGCCCGGTAGATGATGCACACTACGCTCGCGTCATCGTTTGCGCGGATCTCCTCCCATTTCGCAGAGTCTGGTTCGCGTAAGGAAGCTTTGACCGCGGCGACTACACCGGCTGTAGTGCTGAATCGGGCGCGGGCGGCCGCCTTCTCGGCTTTCTGCTGCGCCGTTTCAGGTGGCGCGTTTGCCTCGCGTTTCGGACTGAAAACGGTAACCGCTACCAAGGCCGCGAATGCAGCGGCCCAGATCTTGGTAGAGGTGGTGGTTTTCGGCTTCGATTTCGCGCCGCAGTGCGGGCACGCCGCCGCCTGGTCGCTCACTTGGGCGCCGCATTCGTGGCATTTGATAAGAGCCATCAGATTCTCCTACCGGCATCACTGCGTGCCGTCTCGCACGCGCGATTATATCCTGATAGAAATATTAGATACTTTCGAATTGTTGCCTGAGCCGAAATAGGCTGCTGAGCCGAGCCCAGTGTTAAAACGGCAGCTCCTCATCGATCACTACCGGCTGGCTCAGGTCGACTTCTTTGATCTGCAATTCCTCAAGCTGAATCAGGGCCAGCAGAAGATGAGTTTGGAAAGGCGCATATGCTCGGAAGCCGTTTTTCTCGACCGAGATCAACATAATGGGCGAGGTTCTGAAGTGAGGGCGCAGACGATCAAGTAGGTCGGCTCCAGGGCCGGCTTGGCTGAATTTTGATTCGACTATTACAACAATGATGGGCGAGCCGTACGGCTCTATTTCAGCGTACTGAAGCCTCATCAGATGAAGTCTACCTGAAGGCGTACGACTCGACCGATGATCTCGGTTTCCTCATCGGCACGGCGCCGGCTATATTCCGGAAGCCGATTATCTGAAGCCAAATACCAGATTCCGCTTTCACGCTCCAGCCGCTTTACGACTGGCTTCTGGTTGTGGTTGACCGCAAATAGATCTCCGTCGACAGGAAGCCGGTCGGCTGTGTTGACGATCACGATGTTGCCTTCCCGCATTGTAGGGTACATGCTTTCGCCCTTTACCTTCAGGGCCACCAAGTTTGCTGGATTGAGCCGCTTCGCCAAGACCCAGTCCATTGGCAGGCTTAGTACGATGCCATCGTCGTATTCGAAATCCCCATCGGTCCCGTCAATACCGGCATGGATCACACGTTTCAGCATCCGAACCCCTACAAATTTCCCACTTTCCTGATCGTCTACCGACACATTCATGGCCTCGGCGGCTGGATGATCAGCTTCCACCCGCAGCTCGCGGTCCATCGGGCCGATGCCCTCGAACAGCCACTGGAACGATACGTTGCACGCCTCGGCGAGACGAACGATCGTATGCGCTTCTGGCCCTTTTTTACCGACACCTTTCAGGATGCGGTTGATGGTGGGCTGAGGGACGTCGGACAGACGGGCGAGCGCGTTCTGCGACGGGATGCCCGCCGCCTTCATCGCTTGGTCAAGTCTGCTCGCAATAGTCATCCGTAGACTATACGCGCGCGTATAAGGGAGGGGCAAGTCTCTATTCATTTAAGTATTGCGCATCTATCCATTCGTGTATAGACTGTGTGCATGGACAAAGACATTTCGACCCTTCTCAGGGAAATCAAAGCGGCGACGGGGTGGAGCGAGACGCGCATCGCTTCCGAGTTGGATACCTCTCAGCCAACGGTCAACCGAATCCTACACGGACAGTCACAGTGCTTAAGCAGCACTTTGGCCGCGATAAACCGACTGCACAAAAGGCATTGCCGCGGTCACGCAAAACGAAGTCGGTCGGACCTGAAAGCCATCTCTTAAGCATGCGTCGTAGCGGTTGATGTCTGCATGTCTACATTATTGCCCGCGAAACATTTTTACGCTTCATTATTTTTCGAGTTTCCACATGAACTACAAAGACGCCTTCCACAAGACCGTGCACTCCTACCCGGGCGGCGTAGAGGCGCTGGCTCATCGCATGGGCTATACCACAGGCCTCCTTCGCAACAAGGCGAACCCCAACTCGACGACGAACGTGCTCACGATGGACGACGCGTCGCGGGTCATGGATTTCACCGGCGACTATACGGTGCTGCACGCGCTGGCCGAGCAGCACGGGTTCACGCTGACGAAGGTGGACGAGCAGCCGTCGACAGACATGGGGGTGCTGGAGAACGTGACCAGCATCTGGCAGCGCATGGGCGATGTCGCCGGGGAGGTGCACAAGACGCTCGAGGATGGCCGTGTTGACCCGCACGAGGTGGCAGCCGTGCGCGCCGCCGTGTTCAAGGCCTTCCGCCCGATGATGCAGCTGATCGAGCGTCTGAACGGGATGTCTGAAAAATGAGCGCCCGCCGGAATTTCAGGGCTTGGGGCGCGCTCGCAGTCCGTATCGAAGAGACGTTACGGCTGGCGCCCAGCACCGTGCAGCAGCTGTGCGATCGACTCGGCGCCAGTCACGCATCGATCCGTCTTCGGCTCGACGACTTGATGATGTCCGGTCGTGTGCACTACGTCGAGACCGTGACCTGTGGCGGGAGGGGCCTCGCCTACGTGTGGCACCGCGGACCGGCATCGAAAGAGCAGTTGGACGAGCTGCAGCGTAAGCAGGCCGCGCGCGGGGACGTCCTTGACCGCGGGCCGATCGGGATTCCGTTCCAGGTGACGACGCGCATCTACGTGCCGACGAATCGCCGTGATCCGCTCGTCTCTGCGTTGTTTGGCGCCGGACCGGGAAGGAAGCCGTCTTGAACGCCACCACCCTGGGCCCGCTGTGGGAGGGCTACAACGCCAAGCCGCTCGATCCGGCCGCTGTGCGCTTCAAGGCGGCGCCCGCGCTCGTCCGTGGCGAATGCGAGGGCTGCGTGTTCTGCGGCCAGCGCGCGGCCGTGTGCCGCCAGGCCGAAGCGGTCGCCGCGGCCAACAACATCACCGACTGCGATGGCCGTCTGCCGGACGGCAGCTCGGTGATCTACGTCGTCGACAAGAGCGATCCCCGCCAGTTGGATCTGCTGCAAGGAGTGAAGTAATGGAACAACGCGTTATTATTGTCGCCCAGACATTTTTTGGAGCGAACAATGGCAAGCAATTTCGACTGGTATGGCGACAACGACAAGCAGGACATCGTTTTCCCGACGACGCAGGGCGTCGCGGTGTATGCGAACGAGAGCAACGATATCGTAATTCGGCAGCAAGGCGTGATGGGCGAGGACGACACCATCGTGATTGTTCCGCGCGCGCAAGTCGACGCATTGATATCCGCAATCAAGGAAGCCTCGCTGCTGAGCGAGTAACCAGTACGTATTCTCCTCTGCACACTAGCGGAGGAGGATTTTGAAGCGCCCATCTTTTCAGTTTTATCCCGCCGACTGGCGTAACAACGCCAAGCTGCGCCGCTGCTCCGAAGCCGCGCGCGGCGCTTGGGTGGACGTCCTCTGCCTGCTGCACGACCTCGACGAGTACGGCGTCTGCCGTTGGCCCTTGGCCGAGCTCGCGCGGGCCGCTGGCGTGCAGATCAAGCTCGTCAAAGAACTCGTCGCCAAGGACGTGCTCAAGGGCGCAGACAAAGGCGCGGCCGACTATGTCTATGCGCCGCGCCACGCCGGCAAACTCGGCGAGCCGGTCACGCTCGTGACCGCCGGTGACGGGCCTTGCTGGTACTGCTCGCGCTTCGTGCGCGATGAGTATGTGCGTCAGCGACGTGGACAGGGTTCGCGGTTCTCATCCGACAACCAGCCCGGCTCCGATGACGGTTCGAATGACGAATCTACCCCACCCAAGACCGCACCAAAGAAGGCATCGAAGGTACCACCAAAGCCTACCTTTGGTGAGCGGCAGGGTGACGGCCCTACATCTACATCTACATCTACGTTAACTACAAATACCCCCAAACCCCCTGGCGGGGGCTTGCCCGCGCCCAAGGAACGGACGGCAGGGATCGCGCTGCAGACCTTTCTCGACGAATGCAAGGTGAAGGGCGAACGACCGCTGCGCGACTACGCGCCGCTCTGGCAGTACGCAGAAGATGCCGGCCTGCCGCAGGACTTCGTCGCGCTGGCTTGGGTCGAGTTTAGCCGTCGCTTCGGCCCCGGTGGCGTCAAGGAAGCGCGGCGCCAAAAGAACTGGCGGCAGACGTTCCGCAACTACGTTGAGGGCAACTACCTGAAGCTATGGGCCATCGACACCGCAGGCACGTACTTCCTGACCACCCAGGGCAAGCAGGCCCAGAAAATCTACGAATCGAGAGAAGCAGCATGAGCAAGGACATCAAGCCGCCCCCACACAGCCTCGAGGCCGAGCAGAGCGTCATCGGTGCGCTACTGCGCGACAACGACGCCGTCGACCGCATCGGCGATCTGCGAGCCGAGCATTTCTTCCTGGGTGACCACGCCACGATCTTCCGCGAGCTGATGCGGCACTTGGTCGCCGGCCGCAGCTGCGACGTGATCTCGCTGGGCGACGTGCTGCGCGACAAGGTCGGCGACTGTATGGCCTACCTGAACTCGATGGCGCAGAACACGCCGTCGGCATCGAACATCGGCCGGTACGCGGCGATCGTGCGGGACAAGGCCATCAAACGCGGGCTCATCCAGTTCGCGAGGGAGGTAGCCGAGGACGCGGCGAACTCCCCTGAGGATGCCGGTGACATGGTCGACCGCGCCACGTCCGGACTCGAGAAGCTTGCGCAGGCGCGCACACGCATCGAGCCCGTCCTCGCGGCCGACGAGCTGACCGCACACGTAGAGGAGATCGAGCGCCGCATGAACGGCGCCGTGAAGGCGATCTCGACCGGTTTTCCAGACGTAGACGACAAGCTGAACGGCGGGATCCGCCGCGGCGAACTGATCGTGCTGGCCGCGCGCCCGAAGATGGGTAAAACCGCGTTCGCGCTGAACGTGGCGTGCAACGCCGCAGCCGACCACTCTGTGCTGGTCCTATCGATGGAAATGCCCAAGTCGCAGCTGCATGACCGCAACCTTGCGAGTCAAGGCCACATCCCGCTCGAGCACCTGCTCAAGCCGCTGATGATGACCGACGAGGATTGGGGGCGTCTCACACACGCCACGATCAAGGTGTCAGGGATGCGACTACATCAGGATGATCAGGGTGGACTGCGCCTGCTCGACGTGCGGCTCAAGGCCAAGGGCGTGAAGCGCCGCCACGGGCTCGACCTGCTCGTCATCGACTACCTGCAGCTGATGGATGGTGACGGCGACAACCGGAACGCCCAGATCGAGGGAATCACTCGCGGCCTCAAGGCGCTGGCGAAGGAGCTCGACATCGGTATCGTGCTGCTATCGCAGCTGAACCGGAAGCTGGAGGAGCGACCGAACAAGCGCCCGATGCCGTCCGACCTGCGCGACTCGGGCGCCATCGAGCAGGATGCGGATGCGGTCGTGTTTCTGTACCGCGACGAGGTCTACAACCCCCACACCCCCGACGTGGGCGTGTGTGAGGTGGACGTCGCGCTGTGCCGCCAAGGCAAGCCGGGCCGCGCCGCGCTGATGTACATCGGCGAGCAAACCCGCTTCGCGCCGCTCGAGCGCGGCTGGATGCCGACTAAGCCGACCGAACGCCGCAACCGCGGACTGGCGGCCCACCTATGAGCGCGACCGTCTTCAAGAAGGGCCGCGTCTACCACTTCCGCTTCCAAGTTGGCAAGGCGCGCGTACAGCGCAGCACCCGTTTGACCAGCAAGGCGCGCGCCGAGGAGATCGCCCGCCGCGAGTACGACGCCGCGGTAGTGCGCGCCAACGGCGGCGAGCCGGTGCCAACGCTCGCCGAGCTGGCCCACGACTGGCTCGTCGTGCATCGCCCAGTCGCGAGTGGCGCGCACATCCGCAGCGTCGAGACGTTTCTCCGCCTGCACTTGTACGGCCTGGGCGACCGGCGCGTTAGCGACATCACGACGGCCGACGTCGAGCGCGCGCGCAACGAGCACCTGGAGGAGCGTACGCCGGCCACCGCCAACCACTGGCTCCGCGTGCTCAAGCTGCTCACGTTGTGGGCGGTCAAGCGCGGCATTCTGGCGGCGTCGCCGTGGCGCGTGCAGATGCTCAAGGTGCAGAAGAAGCCGCGTCCGTTCCTGCCGCTGGACGTGGCCCGAGCCTTCTTCGATGCCGTCGACGACGCGACCGCGCGCACGCCGGCGAAGGCCACGGCCGTGCGCCTGATGTTCGGGCTGGGGCTGCGCGAGGGCGAGACGCTGACCGCGCGCTGGGAGTGGTTCGACTGGGAGCGCTCGACGTACACGCCGGGCATCACGAAGGGCAGGGAGGCCGAGCCGGTGCCGATGCCGCGCTGGCTGCGCGACTACCTCGTGCCGCTGCGCCAGGTGGAGGGCCTTGTTGTCACGAAAGCGAGCGGGCAGTCGTACGGCGCCGGCTTCACGCGCCAGGTGCTGGGCCGAGCCAATGCCGCGTGCGCGATCAAGGGCATCACGCCGCACCGCCTGCGCGGCACGTTCGCCACGCTGCTGTCGGAGGAGGGCGTCCCGATCCAGACCATCCAGAAGGTCATGCGACACAAGAGCTTCACGACCACGATGGGATACCTCGAGAAGAACCTCGACACGGCCGTGCGTGCTGCCGACGTGATCGGTGAAAAAGCGGGTTTCGGTGGCGCGAAAGTGGCGCGCATCGCGGCATAGCGCCCGTAGATCCAAGCAGTACAGATTATCTACAGTCATCGGATATTGGCCTAATTTAGTATCCGATGAGTCGGGGATGCGCGCGTCGACGAGCGCGGGCGACGAAAATTCTACTAGGGGCGTTGATGAGTTGCGGCCGTCAGTACCGCGCGAAGTGCCGCGGTACGCTACTGCGCGTCAGTGCTAAAACACAGGTTGCTTAGCTAGGTCGGATTGGTTGACGCGGAAGGGGAGCCCATACCGCTTCGTCACAGACTGAACGATTTCAAAGAACCATCCTGGTGCGGTCGGGGAAACGTACACGGCTTCGATAAGATCCCGCAGTTCGACCTTCAGGGAAATCCCTGGTACGGGTTTCGCATCATAGTCGTACTCGTTTCTGTCCGGACGCAAGGGAGCTCTTTGTTTGACAATGCGCAGTTCTTTTGTTGGCGCCGATCGAATATTGACCCACCGCGCCGATCGAAAATTGACCCAGGACGGAACGCCGCGTTGTAGAGCGGCGTCTGTGGATAAGTGTACCAAATGACGAGGGGGAACTCGCGCAGGGCGG